TCACAAGCCATAACAGTTAATGTTACAGCCAAAACATGATAGAGTCAGGTCAAAAAACATCCTTATTAGTACCATCACAATTACCTGAATTTATTCGGGATAATCCTGACTATTCAAATTTTGTGTTGTTTTTACAAGCATATTATGAATGGTTAGAAGAAACAAATAATGTTACTGACCGTACCAAAAATTTATTAAATTATAAAGACATTGATGAAACAACTACTGAATTTTTAGATTATTTCTATAATGATTTTCTATCTTATTTTCCAACTGAAATATTGGCAGATAAACAAAAAGTCATTAAAATTGCCAAAGAATTATATCAATCTAAAGGTACACCAGCATCATTCCAATTTTTGTTTAGAATTCTATATAATTCCGATGTTGATTTCTTCTACACAAAAGATGCTGTATTAAAAGCATCTTCAGGTAAATGGTATGTTGCCAAAAGTTTGAAATTGGCTAGTGATAGCCTAGATTATTTGGAAACTAGTCAATTAAGAATTATAGGTGAAACAACCAAATCAATTGCAACAATTGAAACGGCAACCATAACTGGTGCTAAAGTAGAAATATTCATTTCCGACATTCAACGATTATTCCAATCTGGTGAAATTTCTAGGGTTGTGGATTCAAATAATCAAGATGTGTACTTCAAGAATGGTCAAATAGTTTCGTCCACGACAGCAGGCGCAACGATACTGAGGTCTAAAATAGTTGGTCAGATTAGTCAGTTAAAAATAAGTCCAACGCTTAGGGGTCTCCTATATCGTCCTGGTGATCCGGTAGTTATTGAAGGAGGATTAAATTCACCAACAGGTATTGGTGCGACTGCTATTGTGGGAACAACCACTTCAGGTTCTATACAGCGTATCAATGTAACAAATGGTGGATATGGATTTCGTACATATCCAAATTCTGTAATTGAAATAACAAATGGTGGTGGCGCTCTTGCTATTATTGGTAGTTTAGATCCAACAACTGCAAATACTGCCAATGTAAGTATTCCTGTTGATTTTATTGGACTTAAAACCTCAGTAGTGCTTGGAAATACAAATTATTTCTTTTCTAATGTAGCAAATTCAAATACATCCACAACTTTAGCAAATGCATTTACATTTCTTTCATTTTCAACAAATCCTATTTCTTCTGTAATTGTACAAAATTCTGGTGGCGGTATTACACAATTACCTACAGTTCAGGCTAGGTCTTATTATGATACAGAATATGGTGCATCACAAGGAAATTTAGCAAGTTTAGGAATTTTGTCTCCAATAAGAATTGTCAATCGTGGTGTTGGTTATGTAGCTAATGATGTAATTAATATTACTGGAGGTTCTGGATTTGGAGCACGTGCGAATGTAATAAATGTAAATTCAAACGGTGCAATAACAGCTGTTTCATATATTTTGGCACCAAATAATCCACAAAGGCTTCCATTAGGTGGTATGGGTTACAGACCGACTAATCTACCAACACTTTCCATTACTTCAGCAAATGTGGCAGCAGCTAACGCTGAATTAGTTGTATCAGGAATATTAGGGGCTGGTGCAGAATTTGATGTTTCAGTTGACCGTGTTGGTTCTATTACATCAATTAGTTTACTTGAATTTGGTGAAGATTATATTGCAGCTCCTAATGTTTCATTAAAAGTGCAAGATATTGTAGTGTCTAATGTTGTAGTATCTAATTTACCACAGGCTGGAGATATAGTCTTTCAAGGCACAAGTAATACAGTTTTTACATATCAATCTACTGTTTCAGATATAGAATTATTAGTGCCTTTTGCTGATCCGATACAATCTCTTTGGAGATTAAGAACATTTAATTATAGTTCTCTTCCAAATATTCTTTCAAAAATTAAAGTTGATAATAAAACTATCGTAATGGATATGTCTGACCAATATCCGACATTTAATGTGCTTACAAGATTTAATGAAAGTGGTGTGATTACATACGGAGATGGAACAGCAAGAGCAAATGCGTCTTTCTTAAACGGATTGGTAATTAGTCAAGGACAATACCTAGACACCACAGGACAACCTAGTTCATTTGATGTTCTACAAAGTGAAAATTTCAATAATTATACTTATCAAATTACATTAGAAAAAGAGATAGACAAATATAGAACAACATTGTTAAACTTAGTACATCCAACTGGTATGAAAGTTATTGGTAGATATGCTCTGAAATCTAATTCTGAATATGACTTTGCCTTTTCAGATTTAATGGAACAAGGAAATCCATTATATTTTCATACAGGAAGTACTAGCTCAAATGCAACAATGACCAGCACATTCACAAATCAAAGTAATAATATTATTAAATTGGATAATCTCAATGGAGCAAATATAAAAGCTTTTATATTTACAGGTAATTCCATTACATTAACAACCTCTGGTGGATTCAAAGTTCACTCAGAAATTTTGTCAGCTAACAATACTTCAAATACTGTTATATTAAAAGATAATGTATGGTTAACATTTGCAAATGTGGCATATGTTTCTGGAAATACTGGAGAATCTGTCATAAATATAAGAAGTATAACGAATTCTTATAATATCATTAATAATGGAATTTATAGTGATCCAGCATATCCAATAAGAGATATAGCATATGCTGGAGATGTAATTCTTTTTGCAAATGGTACACAAGAAAGAACTATATCTAGTATTGATTATGTTCAAAAACGTATAACTCTGGCAACAAATCTTTCTGCCAGTACAAGTAATAGTTTAATGTCAGTAAAAAGAACTGTATCTACAACAGATGTTAGACTTGATAATGATGTGAACTAAACATAAATAAAATATGGCCAATCAAAATCTATTAACCTATAATTCAAAAGTCACACAGGTAAAGCAAGACTTCTATGCTCCTGTAGCTATATTTCCAGGTACAACTTCTGTTGTGAGCACAGTATATGCTTTCTTAGCTCACGTTACTCCTTGGCCTAGTGATATTAATCCGCCAGTACCAACACAAGACCAACAAAATATCAAAACCATATTCAAAAGTATATTTGTGGCCAAAAAAATTACTTCTAATGATATTAGTCCTGTAATTGAAAGAATCAATTGGGTTTCTGGTACAGTTTATGATTATTACCAAGACAATGTTAATATGTTTGCAGTTAATGGTTCTGGTCTATTACAAAAGAAATTTTATGTAAAAAACAAATACGACCAAGTTTTCAAATGCCTTTGGAACAAAAATGGTGTTGCATCTACAGATGAACCTTATTTTCAACCAGGAACATACGGAAACTTTAATATCTATAGTGGATTAGATGGTTATAAATGGAAATTTATTTACACTCTTCCTATTGGTGCAAAACAGAAATTCATGGATACTAATTTTATGCCTGTTCCTGTTGGTGCTAACACGATTGTGTCGGGAATTACTGCAGGTGGTTGTGGAAATATAGATATTATTGGTGTTGTCAATGGTGGTTCTAATTATGATCCAGCCAATTCTGTGATTACTGTATCCATTACTGGTGATGGAACTGGCGCAGCCGCAACAGCTGAATCAGCCAATGGTGTAATTACTAATATTATAGTAACAAATCAAGGATCTAATTATACATTCGCAAATTCAGCGATAGTATCAGCCAATGGTTCTGGTGCAATACTCACAAGTCCTGTGTCTCCAATTGGAGGTCACGGATTTGATGCTATGGATGAATTAGGATGTACAAAAACAATGTATACGGCAGAATTTAATGGTTCTGAAGGTGGTTTGATACCAACATCTATTGATTATCGTCAAGTTGGTTTATTGATAAACCCAACATCATTAAGTTCTTATCCTGCACCAGCGAATGGTGCAATATATCAAGTAGCAACTAATGCTCTGACTGCTTCTGGTTTTGGTGCTTTTGGTAACGATGAAACAGTTTATCAAGGAGCAAGTTTAGCTACCGCTAGTTATTCTGCCACGGTTTTAGATTTTAATACTTCAACCAATATTGTTAGGCTGATAAATATAGTCGGAACACCAACATTGAATGCACCATTGTTTGGTAGTTCATCAGGAACAACAAGAACATTGTTATTTGTTAATAATCCAGACTTTCAAATATTTTCAGGTTATATCACATATGTTGAAAATAGGTCAGGTATTCAAAGAAGTACTGATGGAATAGAACAATTTAGATTTGTCTTAGGTTACTAAAGGGAATAAAATGCCTCTGAATTTTAACGTAGATCCGTATTATGATGACTTTGATCCAGCCAAAAATTATCATCGGATACTTTTTAAGCCTGGTTTTGCTGTTCAAGCAAGAGAATTAACTCAAGCACAAACTATATTACAAGACCAAATTACAAAATTTGCCGATAATATTTTTAAGCAAAATACACCTGTAACCGGTGG